AAGGGAATTATATTGGAAATAGAAAAGCAGAAGAAATGGGTCTTGGAAGTCTTCGTGAAAGTTTTACTAAAAAATACCCACCACACAAAGTTAGTGATAAATTAGGATTTAGACGAAAAGAATATCCAGCAGGTGTAGAACCAGGAAGCAGATTTGCTAAAGCTATTGATGAGTCAGATGCAATTCAAGAATCAAAACTTAAATTAAGAATGGAAAGACAAAATAAGGAAACAGCTGAGAGAATAAGAAATAAAAAACAAATGACTGATAAAGAGGTTAAAGACTTCGCAGATGAATTTGGTATAGATCCATCAGCAGAAGAATATAATTGGGATGGCACCCTTGGTGATGCAAAAAAACTTTTAAAATCTATGAAGGATGAAGAAGCTTACATGTTTCAACAATACAAAGCAGGTAGACTAGATCCTAAACCAGGGGAATCAGGTAGAAAAGAATTTTTACAAAAGAAAATGCAAGAAATGGAAATGAGTGGTGATAAAAGATTAATGACTCAAGATGAGATAGAGGAGTTAATAGGTTTAGAAGACTTTGCATCAGGCGGCAGAGCTGGTTTTAGTAATGGTAGTTCTCAACAAAGATTGGCGGGCATAACGGCTCTGCAACCTCTGGAAGCAAGAGCTAGAACAGAAAATACTTCTGAAAAAATTTTTAATAAACTACTTGAAGTTGCTAAAACTTTAGAATCCGAAGAACAGAAATATATGTACGAATTTGTTATTCCCAAGACTTTAATGAAACTATCAGCTGATGTAGGCACGAAAGAATCACAAGCAATAAGAAATTTTTTAGCGGAGAACCCAGATCTTACCAAAGTTGATCTTAGTAATATTCCTCTTAAGTTTAACGATAACACCCATCTTAAAACAATGTTAGAGATTCCACTTCCTTCTAACATAAAAGCAAAGGTTACTGCAGACTCTTCTATGACTGGAAGTGATTTAGATAAAATAGAACTAACCTCAAAAAATTTAGACATTGAATATGATAAGAAAAAAAATGAAATAGCTAGTGATTTAAATTTTGATATAGGTCAGGGAGATATAAATCTTTCTAACGTCAATTATTTAAATGACAACACTAATGCCTCTAGGTTAGATGTTAAATACCCTTTCAAAGCAGGAAATTTAAAAGCTAGAGTTAATGCAGAAGATGGCAACATTTATAGAGGGCAAATTGGATACGCAGATGACAAACAAGGTTTAAATTTTTTTCTTAATGAAGACACAGCTCCTTCTATTTCAGCGTATAGAGATTTTGATAATAATATTGGTCTAGATGCGGATCTTTCTTTAGACAAAGAAGACTTAAATCAAATTGGTGTTAGATATCAACCAGATAACAATCTTAATCTATTTGCTAAGCAAGATATTGGTGAAGGAGGAACCACTATAGGTGGAGACTATATTCTTTTCGATACTAAAGATGATGTAGGAAATAAATCTCGTTTTGATATTGGTGCACGGGCAGATTTAGATGGAGAAAAGAATGCGTATTTTAGATATGTAAAAAATTTCGGATTAAAAGAACCTGGTCTTCAATTTCAAACAAACAATCCCGACGAAGCTATAGATTTTCTTTCAAGTAAAAAGAATTTTTTTAATTCAGGCGGAAGAGCTGGTTTTTATTTTGGTGGTGATGTTAAACCAGACATGTCTGACATTGGACATGGTTCAGATTCTTTGATGGCTAGAACAAGATTAGTTTCACCAAATGGTATGGCAACGACTTCAACTGGATTAAATTACTTATTAGCAGAGGATAATGACAATATCAGAATTCCTTATGCCAAAGGCGGCGTAGCTAAAATTTTAAAAGAATAAGTATGGATATTAAAGAATACGCACAAATGATGAAGTATCTTACTCGTCCTCAGGAACCAGCCATTGGCGGCAGGATTGGTTTTGGTAAAGGAGGAGCAGCTAAGGTATATGATTATTTAGAGTCTCTACCTAAAGGAACAGAAATAGATTTAAATTTTGTCAGAGACTATGTTGAAAAAAATAATATAGATGCTGACGCCGATAATGTATTTAAAAATTTCTATGAGATAGATAGAAAACAAAAAGCTGCATCTGGGAATATAACTTTTAAACACGGAGAACAGAGAAGAAAACAACTACAAACAATAAAAAATAAATTAGTTTTTAAAAAATTAAAAGAATTTATTCCGGCTACTAAAGAAAATTTAGAGAAACTAGATAATTTAATTAAAAATACAGACTTAAACATAGAGCAAATAGGAAAAGAATTAGGTTTTAAAAATCCAAAAAGTCTTAAGTTTGCACCCACAAGCAAAAATGTTTTAGTAAAAGAATACATTAAAAAATATGGTAATCTACCTGAAGGTAGATTTAAAATAGGAAAATTAACACCTGATTCTGAAATAGTTAAACAAGCCATAAAATTAAAAGAAACACCTTTAAGCACAAGACAAGTTGCTAGAGAACTTGGTGTTACTCAAAGCGCTGTGGTTAACTATTTTAGAGCTGGAGACAGAGAGGACCTTGTAGGAGAGGTGCCGGTTAAAAAAGAAGGAACACCAGTAGATCGTAAGAAAAAAGCTAGAATGGAAAATATAGCGGAGGGAGAAAAATTTGCATCTAAAGCAGATAAAGCTTTCAATAAAGCAGAGGATTTACGTGTTCAAAAAATTAATTCTTTTTTAAAAAACAATTCTGATCTATTAGCTAATAATCAAAAGTTTATTAATCTAGTTAACTTAAAATTAGATGGAAAAGGTAATATTATATCAAAAAATAAAAGCCCTGAAGTAATAGCAAAACTTCTAAAGGAGGATAGACTTTTTGAAAGAGATCATATTTCTTCTGTTGCAAAAAGAAAAAGAAATATGCAATTTCCTGTTAACTTTCAAATGGCTCCAAAAAACATTAATCAAGGATTTTTTGGCGCTGTTGAAGCCTATGTTAATAGACCTGATGCAGACCCTGAAAAAATAAAAAAAATATCTAAGGTGTTAGATCAATACGATCTTCGAATATCTACGAATAAAGGAATTATCGGTGCAAAACCAATACCAGCTAGTCAAGTCATAGATAGAAATTTAAAATCATTAGGTTTATCTACTGATATTGGTAAGCCATCAAAACCCGTAGTTTTAGGATCTACTTTTGCAAACGTTGATAAAGAAATGTTAGATTTTAGAAAATTACCTGGTGATTTAAAAAACATTACTCGTAGTACTATAGAAGCAGCCCAGGCTGCAGGCAAGTCCCCTGCATTTATTAACGCTTTGAAAAAAGCAAAAGCCGTTGGAAAATTTACGAAAGCAACTGCTGCGCCTTTTTTAGTGACTGAACCACTTTTTGGAGAATATGGATATATGATGGGAGAATCTCCAGAGAGACTATTGGGAGATGCTACATTGGGTTTAGCAGGAGAAACTGGAGAAGAGGAAATAAGAAAAGCGACGGGTGAAAGAGGTTATGCAACTCAAGAACTAGATACACGTGGTTCTCAGTTAGAAGGAATTGAATCTGCATACAATGCTTTGAATGATGAAAATGATCCAAGAGGAGAACAACGAGAAATGTTTGAAAATTTATATGGAAGTATTAGAAACAAATATGATAAAGCATATGATGTGTTTGTAGACGATCAAGGGCAATTTGATAAAGATTTATATAATCAAGCTATTAATAACTACACTGCAGGGTTAATTCAAATAGATAAATTTAAAAAATTAAAACAAGCTGAACGAGCAGAAGCAGCTGGAGGACTTGAGGGTGTACTTCAAGACAAAGAAATTAGAGACATAAGAGGTTATGCAGAAGGAGGTATTACAAGTTTAAATGTTAAAAAAAAATAAACCTAAAAAGAACCCAACTCTTGCTAAAAACAATACAAGCTTTAAATGGTGGGCAGTACCACCTAAAAAAGGACCTTTATCACAAGGGTTGAATATTAGTTCAAAAAAGAGTAAGAAGGCATAGGAGAAAATTATGGCAGACATAGATAAGTCTCTCCCAAATACTAAGAACCCAGAGGAAGTTGCAGAAGGGGTTAGTATTGAGGAGATTCAAGAAACACCCAAAGGACCAGTAGAAGTTACAGAAGACGAATCAGGAGCATTAATTGATTTTGATCCAACGGCACTTAAAATGCCTGAAGGTGGAGATCATTTTGCTAACCTTGCAGATTTTCTTCCAGAAGATGAGACTGGAGTTATCGGCAATCAATTACAAAACGATTATCAAGAGTATAAAGTTTCAAGAGCAGAATGGGAAAGAGCTTATATTGTAGGTTTAGATCTTTTAGGATTTAAATATACAAATAGAACAGAACCTTTCCAAGGAGCAAGTGGTGCAACACACCCGGTTCTTGCAGAAGCTGTTACTCAATTTCAAGCGTTGGCTTATAAAGAATTATTACCGGCCGACGGACCTGTCAGAACAATGGTAATGGGTAAATCAGATCCTCAAAAAGAAATGCAAGCTCAAAGAGTTAAAAACTTTATGAACTATCAGATTATGGATCAGATGAAAGAATATGAAGCTGATTTTGATCAGATGTTATTTTATTTACCTCTAGCAGGTTCTACATTTAAAAAAGTTTATTATGACGAATTACTGGGACGAGCTGTTTCTAAGTTTGTTCCGGCAGATGACCTTGTTGTTCCGTATACGGCTACCTCATTAGACGATGCAGAAGCGGTCATCCATGTTATCAAGATGTCAGAGAATGATTTAAGGAAACAACAAGTTTCTGGTTTCTATTCTGACATCGAGCTAACTAAACCAACTGGAACTGTTACTAACAAGTTGGAAGAAAAAGAGAGAGAAGTAGAAGGAATTAACAAATCCCAAAGAGTAGAAGCCTTATACACACTTCTAGAATGCCACGTTAATTTAGATTTAGAAGGTTTCGAAGATGTTGGTGCCGACGGAGAACCAACTGGAATAAAATTACCTTACATCGTTACAGTCGAAGAAGGTAGTAGGAAAGTTTTGTCTATCAGACGAAACTTTGCGCCCAATGATCCAAAGAAAAATAAAATCCAATATTTTGTCCACTTCAAATTTCTGCCAGGACTAGGATTTTATGGCTTAGGACTCATTCACATGATTGGCGGATTGAGCAGAACTGCAACTTCTGCTCTCCGTCAATTATTAGATGCTGGAACTTTATCTAATTTACCAGCCGGATTTAAACAAAGAGGTGTCAGAGTAAAAGATGATGCCGCAAATATACAACCAGGAGAATTCAAAGATGTTGACACTCCAGGTGGTAATTTAAAAGATGCTTTCGTATTCTTACCATACAAAGAACCATCACAGACATTATTACAATTGATGGGAATTGTAGTTCAAGCAGGACAAAGATTCGCGTCCATTGCTGACATGCAGGTTGGGGACGG